ATGTGTGGCTCTTCTGCAACAGCCTCAGCAAGTGCTTGCTGTCCGCAGAGGAGAGTATCAAATACACGGGTTACTGGAGTTACGGTTACAGTAGTTGTAGCGGTAACTGCAGCGGTGTTAGCAACAGATACAGTAATTGTAGTCGTGTCGCCAGAAGTGCTAATTGCAGAAATCTTTGCAGTTGAAGCAATACCAGTTCCAGAAATCTTGTCGCCAACTTCTGCACGAGAAGCAATGACGGAAGAAGAAGCAACACCAAAGGTGAAGCCTGCAGAGGTACCAGCAACAGTTACTGCTGTAGTTGCAAGAGCGGTCTGGTCAGCGCCATCCTTGGCATTTGGAATACGTGAAGACTCTACGAAGAACGCGCCTTCGTAATCTCCAATTTCGCCTGCCCAAATCTTGTCAACATTGCCAGGGGTTTGTGCGTGGACGAAGTTCCAGCCGAGGTTTCCTGACTCCGCACGGAGGTCGTGTGAAACTTCTGGGTGGATACCGCACCAGTAGTAAGAACCACGGCGAGCCTTTGCCTTGTTGGCACGCAACTTAGCAACAGCCTTACGGATGTCTGCTGAGTCAATCGTGTCAGAAGCAGTGATGGTTGCTGTGGATGTACGGCTTCCGCCGTAAATTACATTTGTTCCGCCAATAAGAGTTGTAGAAACAACTGCGTCAATAGAGTCAGCAAGATTGTATGCAATGATATTTGCAATTGCTGGGTCTACGTCTGCAAGTGAGAACAACTCAAGAGCGCGGGTTACGAGGACTGCATTACCGTACTCATTAAGAGTAATGGTTACTGAAGTCGGTGTTGAGAGCGCTACTGCATCTGGGTCAACTGTTTCAGATAGAGTAGAGGTCTTTTGGTCAAGGTCAACATAACGTTGTAAAACGACAGTTGAGCCAGGGAAAGCCTGACGAGCAGGGCGCTTGTCTGCGACAGAACGAAGTAGTGGTTCTGAACGGAGAGCAAACTCTAGAAGACGGTCATACGCCTTCTGGACTAGACCTGCTGCACCAGTGGTACCTCCAAGAGAGGAGGCTCCTGTGTCTGTATAGGCATTAGCCATTTGTTTGCGTCACCTCCAAGTGACTATGAACGGATTAGGAATTGCGTAGAAGATTTAATAAATCATCCATAGAGTCAACATTGTCTAGTTGACGTTCTAGGTCTACGGCTTTGTCTGGAGCAATTCCGCCTTGGGTAAGAATGTCTTGCTGACGTAATGCCGCAAGATTCTGCTGTTCTTCTACCTTTTCAGTTTGTGGGTTATAGCCGATTAAATCTCCGTTATCACGGAGCCAAGAGTCAATAGACTCCTCAGTGGCTTCCTGCACATCTTTCAAGATAAGGCGAGCAGCCTTAGCGTTTACTCCTTTTTTTGCTAGGACTTCAGCGACAGTTTTTTCTTTCTTTTCCTTGAGGAATCCATCAAGTTGTTCAGAAAGTTCCTTAATACGCTTCTCATCAGCACGCTTGGCTTTTCTTAGTTTCTTAACTAAGTCATCACCACTCAATTGATGGTCAGGTATTTCTTGGTTGTCTTCTTCATCATCCCAGTAGTTGTTGCTCATAGCAACCACCCTTTCTATTTGTAGTTAGTCGCAAGCCACAGTTCCATTCAGGGGTTAATGGGCTGGCTCTTGCTACCAGTCTTATACACTGCACGGGGCTGGTCGGTCCGTGTCAGGAATCTAAATTAAGCCGCCTGCTTCTCGGCTTAGTGATACGCCTCTACTAGTTCCAGCAGAACCAGAGAATCTACCTATTTCTTTTTGACGTAACATTTCTAACTTACGTTGTTCAGAGGCTAGGTTTTTAAGCAATGCACCTTCGGCTACTTGTTGATTAACCATAAGTTCATTATCTTTTTCAAGACTTGAAAGTAAATCTAACCTTGGCTTCATACCTGCATAGGCTGAGTAAGCCTGTTCTGCCTGTTGTTCAGTAACACCCATTGCAGCCAGTTCTTCGGCTGTAGCCACATTAGTAACCAATCCTTGACGAACTGCTGCTGCACCAATCTGAGCAGAACGTACTTTAGTCTCAAGTTTTGGCAAAGTATCTTTAGGATTAAGGAAGTAGGAAACTATATCTTTATCTGTAATCTCTGGGTAAAGTTGTCTCAAAGTAGCCTTTGTTACTTCATCTTCATTGGCTGCTGCAACTGCTAGTTGTACTCTGCCTTTGATTTCATCAGGTGATTTAGTGCCACCAATAAATTCAGCATATTTAGCGCGGCGTGCATCTACCGTATTACCTGCTGCTTCCATAACACCATATGATGTAAATATTTGGTCATAGGCATTTTCTAAATCTATATAAGTAGCCTCATCATATACATTTAAACCAGAGGCAAGACGCATTTTATTACCAGCAAAACGCTTTTCATACTCAGGAGTAGCACGTAGTTTAAGAACTACTTCTTCTACTGGACTACCAGCCATAATTAAATTCTTTACAGTATCTGCAAGACTGCCCAAACCGTACTTATCAAATTCTTTTTTTAGAATAGCAAAGGCTGACTCACGTTGTGCAGTCTGTGCTGCTTCTGCTTGCGCTTTATTAAATGCTACTAAAGCATCAGCACTTGCGCTACTATTTCCCGCACCATTACTTGCACCACTAGAACCGCTACTAGACCCACTACTGCCAGACCCACTACTACCAGACCCACTAGAAGTTTTAAATATAGGTGTTTTAATAAGAACCCACCGCCCACCTGGTCCACCTACATCTTGTCGCCAAACATAATCATATTTAAATTCACTATCAGCAGGAGGAGGAGTTGGTTTAGTTCCTTTTGCTGCTGCTTGCGCTTCAAAATATTGTTTTTCACGAATTTCAGCAGCCGTTAACGGGGTAACTCTATTGCTTGTAGCCTGAGCACCAGTTGCTCCTGCAGTTACTGTTTTTCCAATAGCCGCGGCTGCTTCTGCAACTGCTTTATTAGCATCTACTTGTGCTTGACTAAGACCAGTTTTAGGGTCACGAATATAATAAGAATCATCTGTTGAACTTACTACAGGTGTACTTGCAACAGTAGTTTTAGGTACATTGCGATTTTCTATACCACCGCCATCAATTAAATTTCTAGTGCTAATTCTAGCCATTGCTACCCCGTAAATCCAAAGTCTCGGAGAATCTTGTATACATTTGCATAAACATCCTCTCTTGCTGCTTCGGTGTACTCCCAACGCTTATCAGCACGGAGACGTTTCTTCCAGTCATAAAGGTTTGACTGTCCTTCTGGACCAATAGCACTACGTAACATCTCATCATTAAGCCCAATTTCTTCTGGGTTAATTTCAAGAGTAGATGCCATAAGGGTCTTATATGGTTGATATATTTCTTTTAAAGTCAACCCACGCTTAATAAAATCACCCACATATTGTCCTGAAGTAAAGGCAACCTGGTCACGAATAATGTCTTTAAAAGTCTGAACAGACTCACCGCGGTCCATTCTTTGTAACCAATCAGTTAAAGATGAAGCGTAGTCACGTTCTAAATCAAGACCCATATCCTGTGCATAGGTACGAAGGGTAGCCAAATTATCGGCTGCTTCTCCCATAGGTCTACCTTGTGCACTAAAGGTAATCTTGCGGTTTAAAAACCTATCTATAAAGTTATTATCTTTTTCATTGGCAGAACCGTATATTTCCTCTGCCCACATAGATAACTGTTCAGATGTATAAGCAATACCTTTTTCGGTTAATCGCTTTTCAAGGTCAGCCTCAAAAGAATCTAGCCCACGGAAATACTCTGTATTACCAGCAGCAGCCTTAATTTTATTCTTACGGTCTGGGTCATCCTTGGCTATATCTTTAGTTAAATCATCATAAATACGCTTGTAATAACCACGTTGTTGTATCTTTTCAGCGTTCTGCTTAAACCATTCAGTAGTGGTTACAGCATTATAAAACCGCTGTGAAGTCCACTTTTCATTAAAGGCTTTTTCAAGTAACTTTTGCAGTTCAAGATTGGTGGTAAATATGTCATCAATATCGCCATACTCTGCTTCTAGCAGACGAAAGATTTCATCAATGGTTCTTCCCCCGCCACCACCATCAACTAATTGATTAGGTCCGATAACTGGTCCTGCCACTATCTGACTCCTATCGCTTGCTTAAAGGCATCATAAAAGCCCATAATCATATTTGCTTTAGCCTCATCCCTTTTAGATAACTTCTCAATAAGGAACTGTTGTTCGTTAATACCAGTCTTAGTTTTCTGTGAAATAACTCTACCCTCAGCGTCTGTAGTAGTGCTAGTAATTGCAGGGTTTTGTCTTTGCTTGCGCTGAATAAGTGGTACTAATTTTGCATATTCTTGGTCAGTAGGCTTACGTTGTAATAAACTTAAAGCAACATCATCTATAAGAGCACGTGCATCTGTATCACTAAACTCTGTTATATTAGGTACTGACCTAGTGCCAGCCTTACTTTCAGCCTTACCTTGCTGTGTACCAAGCCAATCATTAAGAGTTGAAAACTCTTTAATCTGTCCAGACTTATAGGCTTCTACCTGGTCTACTGTATATTGTGCTGCAGCCCCATCAAGGGCTGCAAGCATCATATCTGTAGGAACATTTTTATTAGTAGGTAAATAACCAGCCTGATACAAACGGTCAATAATGGCTTGTTTATTATTGTATATTTCATATAAATCTTTAAGGTGCCTATCACGGGCATCATCTGTTCTAGGAAAATTAAATAATTTGCTAGTAACAATACCTTTTCTAGCATCATCTGGGCTAAGAGATACACCTTTATCATCTACATAAAGATAAGAAGTATAAGTTACTGGGTCGCCATTTTTATCTACTTCATTAGGAACTGTATAACTTACTATTGGACCAGAAGCATCAAAAGAAATACTTGCAGACGCAATAGCACTTTCGGTCGCTACCCTATCAGTTACGCTACCTTGATAACTAGTAGGTTTAACGTCCTTTTTGGTTTCTTCTTTAACAGTATTTTTTCCACCCTGCCAACTAGTATAAGTAACATAATTGTTAGGGTTATTAGTAACTATTTTATCGGCTTGAGCCTTATCTAAAAGTTCCCACTTGCCTTTAGATGCGTTATACACAAGAGCAAGGGCGCCATTACTTCTACTTAACCCCGCAATTTGCTGTTGCGATGGCGCTGGTATTTTCTTTTCAGCCATTATGGCACCGCCTTAAATGTGTCACGAGAGTAGTAGGTAAGGATTGAGTTAAAAGATGCACGGACTGCTTCACGAACTGCAAAGTCTCCTGAGCCTAGGTCAGCAAGGATAGAGCGAGTTCTGTTGCGGTATTCACGCTTTAAGTAAGAACTATTATATAAAGCCTTAACGTCTGGACTTTCAGCAAAAGCAATAAAGTCATCCATTGCCTGCAACGCAGTACGCATACGCATCCTAGTTGCTGCATCAATCGGAGCATCCATATCATTAGTTATCTCACGGATACTACGCATTAAATTTTGCTCAGTAGCAATCTCGTTACCACCACCAGTAATAGCCCTAAGTAGTAATGGATTAGAGTTAAGTAGTCCCTCACGGGCTGCTGTTGCTGTAGCCATAATATATTGACGTTCAGATACACGACCTTCTGTATTCATATTGTCGCGTTCCCAGGCAGCAATATCATAATAACGCTGTTTATCTTCGGCTACTTGCACATCATCAAAGTATTGCTCAAGGCTTTTATCTTTAATAAGGTCATTAGCCTGTAGCCAGTTATAGGCTGCAGCATTAAACTCACCAGTCCGCGGGGCAAATACATAGGCTGCTTCACCATATACCTTAATTAACTTACGGTTCTCTAATGCCCAGTTCTTCATTTCTTCTGTTGATTTAATAAGTACTTTGGTTTGATTTTCATTACGAGATACCGTATAAACAATCTTGCCTGGATACTTACCAGTAAACATACTAAGAGCCATTTCATATGGGTCTTGTACATCATCACCATACTTCTTCTGTATAGATTCAAGTATGTCAAAAAACTCTGGACGTAAACCAGTAATACCAACATCTAATAAATACTCAGGCACTCCTTGGCTTTCCTGCATAGTGGGAGCCACTGGAGAAATTAATCCAAGTACAGAACGCATAAACAAAATGTTATGTGCGCTAATACGGATGTTCTTTAGGTAGTCAGCCTTTTCTCTATCTGTAGCAGAAGGATTTAGATAAATACCATTGGCTGCATTATAAGCAATAGCCTGTTGTGCTGCTGTTACTTCTTGACGGTCTTTCTCATTAGCATCAACCATTGTCCATAACTTAGCCAAAGTGCTAGGCACTATAGCCCTACGAACCGTTATATTGTCACCAATTTGCCCAAGAGCAAAGTTATCAACATTCTCTGCAGCCTTTTGCGCTAAAGGACTGTCAAAGTTACCAAGCAAATTTTTTATGCCTATAACACCTAATGCTGCAATTGGACCGCTGAATTGTGGTACACCTGCTTCAGGAGCAAAGGATGGGTTAGCAAGTTCTAGTTTAAGAGTAAAGTCATTAAACATAGGTTGCTTATATAAAGAGTCAGACTGTCCAGTTAAAACACGCAATGTGGTATCTGTAGCCTTAAAGATAACATTATCCATAGGCATCATTATGTATGGCTTGCCTTCGGCATCTTCATATACATCACCACTAGCATTTAGTCCTACGTGGGCTAAACGCATACGATAAAGCATCTGTGCACTAACATCTTTTAGACGGTATACACGGCGGTAGAAGTCTTCAGTAGCGCGATAAAACCTACCTACAGTACGTACTGAAAGTGCAAAGTTGCTTCGGATAGATGGATTATCAGCATACTTAAGTACTTGGTCTACTGCTTCATTCATAGCAATTTCAGCAAATCGCTTTTGTCCTAGTAATGCTGCCCTACGCTGTAATTGTTCTTTAGCGCCTGGAGTTGCGTACTTTTCTGGGTTAGAAGCAATCTCACGTTTAACATATTGGTCTGTCCACTCACGCTGTAAACCGACATACATCTTACGATACTTTAAATAAGTAACTCCAACTATTGGCTGGCGTAGGATAGAAGTTAATTGCCTATCCATTAACTCCATCATCTTGTTACCGTATACACGGAAGATACTAGGTAGGTCGGTAAACTCCTGAAAATCAATACGTGTATTAATAAAACCATCAAGTTTAAAGTCTTTAGTTAAATCATCAAACTTATCTATATCTATAGAAGCAGCAGCCTTCTGCCATAGGTTACTATCATCTAGTAATGTAGGGGTAATTCCAGGAATATTGTATGGACGTTCCTCAGTCCGCATTTTAAGTTCATCAAATCTATTACGGATAGCATCATATAAATTACCGTTATAACGGGCAAAATCTGTAGTGCCGTGGAATGTATTACGCATATCCAGCAACATACCCTCAGCAAAGATTCGGACGATTTCCTCATCAGGTAGCCCTTGCTGGCGGTATGTCACCGTATCGCCAAAGTATGACAGAAACTTCTTTACAGCCGTTTCTGCCGCTTGGTCAGTTCCACCAGAGTATGCCTTCTTAATTCGGTAGGCATCTCCAATAAACTCAATACCAACGCTCTGCATTATTTCACCAACAGCGCGTTCTAAATCTTTAGGTGTTTTTAATCCATTGTTAGCAAAAAATACTGTGGCTGGTGATACTCGGTAAGGACCGTCTAGTTTTAATGCACCGTGTTGGCGCGGTACAGCAAAACGAATAAACCAGTTGTCATAATGAGCCAGTGTTAGATAAACAGGGTCAGCCTTAGCCAACTCATCTATCTCTATTTTCTTCCAGTCCCCATAAGAAAGTGCATCTTTTTCTGCTATCTTGCCAGAATCGCGTAGTCTTTGAGAAACTGTCTGCAAGGCACGGGTTAATTCAGATACATTTATCTGTTGTGTAGTAAACGGTTCATCTAATTTACCGCTAATTGTCTTGGCTGCAACCGAAGAAGCCATAGCACCCAGGGTATCTGGGTGGTGAATCATTAGTTCAGCCCACCAAGCCTTCTCATCATTGGATAATCCTTTAAGAAATACTGAAGCACGGTCAGCAACTTCTTTATTAATAGCCAAATGTGACAACTCGGATGGTGTTACGGCTAAATCATCAGCCAATTTATTAAACGCATTAATTTCCGCAACCTTATTTTCAATAATTAGGTTACGTTCTGCTAATGGAATCTCATTTAAAGGTACTTTGCGACCAAACAACTTACGGAATTTATCAGTAATTAAAGGAGAAGCCTCTTTAGAACCAGTATAAGCAGTAGTTCCACGACCAAACTTACGTCCAACACCTACTGCAAAACGAACTAAATCCTTAGCAGGTGCTGTCATAGCGTACATAAAGCCTTCGTCAATGGCTGAACGAATACCAAGACGTGGGAAAAGCGTAAATACAGACCAAAAATCTACAAAATTACGGGCTAAACGATTTTGTGTAGCACCACCAATAGCATAAATCAAATCTCTTTTGCTTTGGATATTCTTAGTTCTAACAGCGTAAGCAACTGCAGCAATTTCTTCGTAAGGAAGCGGGGCTATTGCATTAGCCAACTGTGATGGCTGGATAGCACCTGAACGTAAAAGTTCTGCTTGACCATTTTGAATACGAACTGTATGTGGACTAAGTAGTTTTGCTATTTCTTCTGAAATTGGAGTTCTACTTGTAGTAGTAAAGCCAGCCTTTTCGTTGAGAGTCTTAGAAAGAATCTGCTCCATAAACTCTCTACCAGCAGGAGTTCCTTCAAGTCCAGCACGCATCATAATTGCGCCATAAAGATTACGGATAATAACTACTTGTTCATCTTCTGTAGAGCGTAAAAACTTTTGTGTTGTAAATTCTGCAAGGTCACGGGATAAAACTTGACGTGCTACTTGACGAAAACTATCGGCTGTCTTAATAGCGTTGTCGCCAGTAAGAATCGGTTGTCCACCTGGATTACGTGCTGCTGCTCTACCAACTGCAAGCAATGCTCTGCGAAATAAAGATACGTCTTTATCAATATCTAAAACTTCTCTAAGTGCTGGGTTGATAGCCTTATCAACTTCTTCGCCAGATTTAGATAATACAGCAAAGGCTTCTTCACCTTTAGCGTTTAATTCATCGGTAGTCTTGCGAATACCTGTCTTAGAAGTAGTGGCATTAAAAACATCATCAAGAAGTTTATTTAAACCATAAGTTAAACGGCGTTGATTACGGGCTGTGGCTACACCGTTACGCTTAAATGAAATACCATCAAGTCGTCCTGATAAAAGTAACATTGTATTTTCTGCATCCCCAAAAATCTTTTCAGCCTGGGTAGCATCAAACATCTTATTACGGACAAAAAAATCAATTGCTTCATCATTGTTGTAGCCAGAATAACGGCGACCAATAAACTTGCGAATACTTGCTCTTTCGGCATCATTAGTAGCATCAGCCAAACGTTTTAAATCTGGACCAATTTGTTCATCCCATAGTTTACGAACACCATCATCGGCAAATACACGGCTAACAGCCATTGCTGAACTATCTCCAGCGTTCATAGCCTTAGTTGCCATTTCGGCTAACTGACTACCACGGGTTATAGCCTTAGACGTACCGCCAGTAATCCAAGTTAGTGGGTCAATTAATATCTGGTACATAAAATCAATAGTTCCAGATATATTTTTTGTAGTGCCGTCTATGTAATCACCAGCAGGACCACCATTCTTAGGTGGTTTAGTATCCATAATACGAGCAATATCACGACCAGGTGATACTTGTGCGTATTTAGTAGCATCCATTACCTGTTTAAAACTATCAGGGTCATTAAATGCTTCGGTCATAGCGTTAACTATGCCAGGAGTTAAATCTCCGTATGCTTCAAGAATCTCACCAGGTCTACGTCCTTGTAATAACTGACGAGCAACAAAAACTTTTTCTTTACCAAAATTATCAATGGCTTCGGCTAATGCACCATTATCATAAATATCTTTGCCATTCCAAGAGTCAGACCAAACCTTTGCATCAAAAATACTTTCGCCTTGGGCAATCTGACGAGTAACAAGATACGGTGTATTAAGAATACGGTTATAAGCACCAGCAACTTTAAATAAACCAATTAAAGGGCTGGCTAATGTTTTACCAGCAAACTTAAGTGCACCTACAGCCCTATCTGAAAAATCAGGTGGCTCTTTCATATATTCAGCATTGCTGTAAAAGAACTTAAGAGTTTCTTGTACGTCTGGGTCTAGACTGTCGTATTCTCTACGAGCAACTTCTGGACGCATACGGCTAAGTTCACGGTTCTTTTTAATAGCCCAACTCATCTGCTCAATTTGATTGCGCTCCGCAGGGGAAAGATTGGCTCTTTGTGCGGCTGAGTATAGGTTGGGGTTAGCCTCCGCTACGACAGGTGCGATATAACGCATTGACATTAGGCGATACCACTGTCCATCCTAGAACGTAGAATAAGTTCTACTTCTCCAGAGTCATCAAATTGAACTAACTTTTGTAAAGTAGCCATAGCACTTGGTTTAGTTACTGGCATATCAGCCATAAATGCTGCAGCACCAATACCAGGACCACGGTCAATACCAGCAGTGCCAGGTTCTTCAGGACGACCAGTCGGTGCATCTAAATCAATCGGAGATTGACGAACCATTCCACCTTGTGGGCTTCCAGCCATTTTGGCTTTAGTTTGGTTCTCATAAACTTCTTTACTTGTAGTGCCTTCACTACGCATACCTGGAATATAACGAGCAGGTTGTGTTGCTCTACCACTTTGTCCATTGCCACCAGTTGCTGAAATATTGGCTGGACTATTTTGTGGTGCATTAGGTCTATAGCCTCCACTTACCATTAATCGTCCTCCTCCTCATCAAAATCATCTAGTGGATTTTTAATTGGGTCTTTGGGGTCTACTATCCAATCAGGATAACTTGACCTATCCATAGCAAATGCCATTGCTGTGCCTTCATCAAAACCAGCACGGCAACAAGCATCATAAACTTCTTTGGCTGCAATAGCCCAAAAATCAATTTTAGTTAGTATCGGTTCTTTAGTAGTTCTTCTGCGCTTAGGCTGTGGTTTAGCCTTTTTGTTTATCTTTTTACGCGCTGACATAACTACCTCCGAACTACGGTTCTTGCGCTTGCATTTCCTTGTCCACTAGCACTTAGGCTAGATAATAAACTTTGTAGTGCTCCACCTTGAGGAGCGCCTCCTGCTGGCGCAGCGGGAGCAGGGGACGGTTGCTCAACCATAGAAGGAGCACCAGCAGGAGGTAATTCTTCAGGTTCAAAGATGTCTTCAATAGCATCTTCTAACGCCTGTCCCCTCTGTCGTGACTTAATCACGCCAGCAATCTTACGAATAATATCTGTTGGGTCTGCACCTTGTATTGCCATCTGTGGAATAGCAAGTGTGTATTGTTGTAGAGAAGCCATAAGAGCAGAACGTAAATCTTCTACTTCAATCTTCTCTTGTTCCTGCGTTACGTTAATACCAAACGGTAATTCACGCTGCGCTAAATCTTTAGAAATAAGTTTTCCGCCCAAGGCTTGTAGCATAAAAATAAGACCTTGTGCTGGGTTAAGTCCTGCCAACATTCCATAGCGAACATCGGCTGTGTAATCACTCTTAATATCTTTACTTGGTAGATACTGGATAGAGTAAGGGGAACCAGCATCTACGCCACGGATAGTCTTTTCAACATTAAAAAACTTCTCGTCAATCTCAAAACATACAGATATAACATCTTTTAAGGCAGAAGCAAAGATAGCCTGTGCAGACTTAACTTGGGTATCAAATCCACCCATAAGTGCTTGCACGCCTTGTCCCGTAATGATGCTTGCATCAATGTTTCCAGTACGTCCCTCTGGATAACGTGTTCCAGTTCTAAGTTCTTGCTGAAGTAGTGTCTGTTCAGTAAATGCTCCAGGTGGAATGTTTAGGTCTACACGGCGTACACCTTGAGGATTAGCGGTACGTATAACCGCATCTCCACCCATCTCAAGTTCATTAACATCGGCTGGCAAAACAATCGGTGACTGTACGGACTTTTCCGCTGCTTCCATCGCAAGTAATGCGAACCTATTGCGAAGCAACTGAATACCGAGTACATCATCAAACTGTCCACGCATTTCGCCATCCACTGAAGGACGGCGGGCTACTATAACCATCATTCTTCCAATAGGATTTTTAGCCTGTGAAAGAATTAAGTTATTGCGTTCAGGTACATACAAAAGAGATTGCTCGTCATCATAGTAACGAATAATCTCAATCTGTGAGTTCATATCTGCTTTGTACATTTCTTTACCAAGCAGAATGTTTGCATACTCTGGGAACTGGGAAGCAATTTCTCCAACTGCCATATAGTAGCGTTTAGCAAAGGCAATGCAGCGTCCATAGCGGTCAAACTCTGGGTAAGCGCCCACTGGGTTTTCTATTCGTATGCGCGGCAGCCCTGCTTCATCGTCCAACTCAACTATGAATGGGACGAAACCAAATGTGATGTATTGGTCTGCACCTGTATACATCTGGACTTGTAAGTCCGAGTGAGAAAAATAATTATTAGCAATACGGGTACGTGTATCAGCAAATTTGCGAGCACGGTCATTAGCCTGGTTCGCCGCCGAACAGTTGACCGCAGGGAGAGGCGCCATAACTTCTGATAAGTCTCTAGCCACAATATCAATAAAATTTGCAACGACATTGGCATCTACACCTTCAGGAAAAAAGTCTGGGTATACAGTTGCAATCTGACCTTTACGGACAGCAAGAACATCTTGTTGGCGTGAATCACGCTCGGCAGCACGTTGGCGTAGGTTTTCTACACGTGCTGAGATTTGTTCTATTGATAACATTTATTTCCTATCCGTAAGTTTGTTGCCATTGTTCGGCAATCATCTCATCAAGATTTACTGTATATCTCTTAGAAGCCTGTGCTCTAGTAGCCCATCTATTGTGGGCATACTTTTGAACATAGGAATTTTGTTGCATAAATTCTCGGCATCTTAAAACACCAAACCATAAAGCCATTACGCAGTCAGTCTTGCCTTTGGTGTCAGCCTTCCAAGTCAGTAGTTGTTGAACTAAAGCCTTAAGTCCTTCAGAGCCTTCAGTGCTTGGTAACTCCAGGATGTGGTTCTTCTGATGCTTTCCGTTTGCAACGGAGCCAAAGAGTGTAGACATTCCAGCGACTCCGAAGTTTGTGTCCCATTTGTTTTTGCCCGTGAAGTGAGCATTGAGTCTAACGCCATAAGTTGCCAGCCACTGTTGTAAGTCTGTGTCAAGGGCGTAGGCTTTCTGGTGTGCGTTGATTTCAACGCGGAGTTCTTGCGGTTTATACCTCTGAACAAATTCCTCAATAGCCTGCCTAATCTTTTGCGGTGTAGGTTCTGCCATATTTAGGCAATCCAACACATAAATCTTTCCGTCCATCCTGTTGTAGGTCATAGCCACAAAAGCAGCGTGCCCACCCATAGCAGGGTCAAATCCAATAACAGTATAACCTTCAACTTGATGAGGGTGTCCGTGGGCACCTGGTCTCAAAGGACCACGCCGTCTTGCTCCATTTATAGAACCCTGAACAAGTTCAGCGGGAAAAATGGAATCTTCAAGAACATCTTCCTGCTGGTATACCAGTGCCCAGGTAGAGGGAGTTACTTCTCCCCTTCTTCTGTGTAGCGTTTTTCCATCCCATTTAGGATACAGTCCGTCATCATCTGGCGTATCGTTGTCGCCATCCCAAGGAACGTCACTCTTAGCCCAAAGCGTTTCCCAGTCTTCGGGTTTTTCAGCGTACTCAAGAACCGCAGGCATACCCATATAAGTAAAAGGAGACTTACCGCCAGACCAATGTTTCGGGTCACGTAGTTCTTTGTAAAAGTCTGTCGGCGCAATTCTCGTCCCTACTACTAACAGTTTGCCATTCTTACCCAGACGGGTAATAACTTCTTTTTGGAGCCAGTTAATCTGCTTCTCATACTCGTGAGCGTTAGCCGTGGTTATGCAGTCATCCAGAATAATCAGGTCAGCACGGGCACCGTAAATCTGCCCGCCCATACCTAGGGCTTGGATAGTCGGGTCTTTCTCACTTGAGTTACGAGCATCGCTCCCAAGGTAGACCGTGTCAACTCGCCAGGTATCTGAGTCTTCTTTCCAACCCCCTTCTGGTCCAAATGTTGTTTGCAACTTCAACCAGCGCGGGTGGCTCAATCTCTGCTTTATTGCGTACACGAACTCGCGTGCTTTGACAAGGGTCTTAGAAACTACGATGATTCTAACGTTGGGATTGAGAGCGATGCGGTAAGTAGAGTAGTTGACCGTAATCACCGTACTCTTGGCGTGCTCGGGGGGCACGTTTACAAGAAGGCGATGTGGGTCGCCTTTCTCATAAATCATACTTGGGTGGAGCCAACTAGGCTCCCTACCTTCTAGCAAGTCAATCCAGTCCTGGTGGTGTGGGAATACCCTCTGCTCCAGAAACATCTCACTAAACTGTGGAAAACTTATATCATCACGGGCTATGCCCAGGGCGACTAAGGAGCGCTCTTTGGCATCCTCTTTAGCCTTGGCTAGGTCAGTAGCAAACTTGGGGTCCCTAAGACACCAAATGCGGATAGTGTCAGGTTGCTTGCCAACCTCAGCCATTGCCTTATGCGGTGCCCAGCCCTCAGAGACAAGGGCTACTACTTTAGCCTTTGCGGCTGCCATAGCCTCTGTCCTGGGGTTCTTATTGCCCTTCTGAAAAGTCACAGACCTGTCCCATCTACATACTGTACAGATAGTTAGAAACAGATAGTAGATACAGTCTGTACGCAAGGTCCGAAAGACCTTGCTACTATCAGTGGGCACTTTGTGCCCCTATATACTATTAATCCGTTCAAACAGCCATTCCGAACGCTTTTATGGCAAAGTGTTACCTAACTCACAGAAACCATATATATAAATCGGACATAATAGGACAGAGCAGGGGGCTATCTCTGTACGGGAAAATATAGTTTAGAGTTACTACTACAAGACTACCCCGCCTTTTAATAAGTCTGGGGTCAAATAGACTCAGCACAGTTACTGGACAGTGCTGTCTAGTACTGTACAGATAGGCGTGAGCCTACAGATAGTCTGCTCACCGCTCCCGATAGTCGCGCCAGGCAGGCTATCTATTCTATCCTGATTATTAAAAACAGAATCGGCAGAGCCGATAGGCTTACGCCTTGGCTGGTTCTATTCACGTTTAATTCGTCAGCCCCAGCGGTCGGCATATGTCTTCGCAAGACTATTCTAAAGAATAGCCCTTGCTCGCCATATAGAGCCGTGCTGGCTGCTTCCTCACGCCCCGCTCCCGCATTGGGGCGCGGGATAATATCCTACTCGGATTTTCTATCCGTCAAACTGAAAGAATATCTATCTGAATAGATATCTTTCAGTTACAGCGCTATAACCATTATGACAAAGTTTTTGACCAGGAGCCAAATCATTGGCTCCAGCAAAAAGTTTATCAAATCGTTATATCGCCGTTGGTGACTAGATAGAAAATCACCGCATTTCCTCGTCCAAGGGACTCCGAAATGCTACGAGTTCGTGTGTTCCAGTTTTAACCCAAACGTGGTTAAGACTAGAAAGAGGTAAGAGATGATAAAGCAAATAACCTACTATAAAATCTACTGCCCTTGTGGACTAACAGAACCCTCATATGCCTACGCTGGCACTAATGAGTTCTTCCGCATAGGCGACTGTCCAGTATGTGACTGCGGTAACGTTCTAAAGATAACCGCAGTCCAAGAACTGGTTGAGTTTGACGATATAGAGGAGTTTCCAAATGACTGAGTCAATGGGTATCTCTATCACCAATGCCTGCTATAAATGTCAGGCATTATTAGAACTATGTCCCGACTGTCAAGATTTACGTGACAGTCGTGACGCAGAAGTTGCTCACCAGATAGTTGATGAAGGCAACCTTCAGTATCAATATATCTGGTCTATTATTCGTGACGAACCTTCAGGTCACGACTGGACTGACCGAGATGATGAGTTCAAAGAGCCTATCGCAATGCTAGTTGACAGGTTATATGACCTAGAGTCATCAGTAACCATTACCCCAGCAGAGGTAATCTGCCAAACCTGCCACTTGGTTTTCAATAAGTGGTCAATCTGTCCAAATTGCAACTAACTATTCAAGGGCGCTCCCCTGTCACAAGTGACAGGGGCTTCGCCCACCAACCAAAAGGAGAACGAAAGTGAACACAGTAAACTCATTTACCTTCAACAACGCACTACTCAAGTCAGTCAAGGACTATGGCAATGTCGTCAAAGGCATAGTCCAGTCACGCCAGACGGAATACACCCCAGACGGGCAAATCCGTTCACGCTTCATCGCTAGTCGTCAGGTTACGATTACCGAACCGCACCTAATTGAGCAACTCCGTCCAATGTTGGCGGACAATACCGAGTTCGTAGTCAACCTTTCAGGCTACCTCACAACTACAGTTCGTGAGAACAAAGGTGAAACCAAGTGGTATGACAACCAAATCGTCACATCACTAGAGTTCCTCAAGTAGTAACTTCAGGGCTAGTCAGGGCTTCGGCTCTGGCTAGCCCACTTTCTTTTTTATCACCCCGTTGCAACTACCACAGCGCACTACGAGTCCATTAGATATATAGGAGACAGAAATGTATTTAGATATGGGAACAATACTAGCAATCATTATTGCACTATCTGCACAGTTGATAGTGACAAGCCTATTGCTCTACACCTTGTGGCGCCAGAGCAATTCCCACAGACTAACAAATGATTCAGTTAATAATGAAAGTGGCAAATATGATATATGGAACTAGACGGTGCCCAGTCTGCCTCAAGACTGGCTTTGTAGATGTAAAGGAAGATGAACTGTTCACCTATCTCAGAGGTGAATATGTTCAGACAGCATTTACATCCTTGACTATCCCATTACGGGAGCAGATAATTAGCGGTGTCCACCCAGAATGTTGGCAAGAAATGTGGGGACAAGAAAGGGAGAACCAATATGTCAACGAGTATGACGCAGACTGATAACAAATACTTCAAAGCAGAGTGCCAAAAATGTGGCGTACTACTAGTAGTTCCAGTCAAAGATAGCAATGAGTGGAACTATTATCTATGCCAAACCTGCGCCTTCTCTAAGGTCGGCGCATAATGACAGAACAACTCTGCCAAAACTGTCACGCACCAACAGATGAATCTGAATTAGTCTTTCATAAATTCAGAGACTATGAACCTTGGTGCATAGATTGCCACGATAAAAACAAAGGATGACTATGACAATGCAACAACTAAGTTGTGCTTTACAAATAGATAAACAGATGAAGCAACGAGAAGAACAGATACAAGAACTAGTATCTAATCCAGATGCAGACTGGATACAAGATGACCCAGCCTTATCTATTGATAAGCGTGAGGTTTACAGTATCTGTCTATCTTGGGGCGGTCCTGCTGATTACATTGAGGTAACACTTAATGATGGTCAGATAGAGAGAATGGTCTACAGATATTCAGATTGGTTTGACACAGCAACACAAGAGTTCTACAAGAACTCACCGCTATGGCAGTATGCAGAATACCAAATCCAAATGATGAAGGGATAACTATGACAAATGATTTAGAACTCACGGTACAGTCAATCATTGAGGCTGTCACTGCTGAGAAGGAAGAATACCTAGATGAAATCAAGACTGTGGATAAGCACGTTATGTATCTAACAGGACAGATAAAAGCATACAGTCATATGCTTTACATTCTAAAACAGGAGGCAAAGGTTAATGCCTAAATACAAAATAGATTACACAGTAGAGCAGTGGTATTACGTAGTCATTGAGGCAGAATCTGAGTCTGATGCTAGGCAAAAATTCTGGAAAGATGAGATTGATTACCAAGCCAACCCACCTAAATGTGTGGGCGACCAACTATCAGACTACATAAACATAAAGGAGATGCAAGATGCGTGATGAACAGATGCTACTTAATCTATCAGAGGTAGCCAAGTGGTTAGACAGTCTGATAGTAGAAGTCAACCGTATCAATGAGGTAATAGAAGATTTAATAGCACAAGCACCAGTCTCAGTTGAGGCTTGGGACAAAGTCGGCGACCAGATTTGGAGTAAGTAATGTCAGCATCAATTAATCTACATCATATTGTATTAGATAAGACAGAGGTAGACATACTCTCTGGCGGAACAGCAACAGTAGAAATTAATACAGACAAAAGAGTATGCCTCAATCTATTCTTTCCTAACATAGATGAGGCACATAACTTTGCTGTCAAGTTAATGGCGCTCTGTGCTAGGAAACAAACACGCAAGATACTTCAAGACATTCAAGAGATGGTATGATAAATGTATGAAGTTATCTATCCGCACATCTCAACAACAGTCACCTGGCTATACCTCATTGGCATTGGGTATTGCCTATACAGATGGGTTACTAAATGAAAACCAGATTAGCAGCGCTTGTCAGTTGGCTTGTGACGCTTTCCAGCGCAGTATTTCCAGCGCAATCGTCAGCAACAACAGCAGAAAACAACAAGCCAAAAGACAAACCACTAGCCAAGAAACACCAGAAGGAACTACGCTGGACGAAATCCTTGAGCAAATCCTACGCCAAGGCTCTCATCCTGTCGGAGTATCCACACTGGGATAGGTCTGAATACAAAGCATTACTAAAACTGTGGGGTAAAGAATCAGCGTGGGACCATACAGCAGATAACCCTAAGTCATCTGCCTTTGGTATACCACAACTATTAAAGATGAAACCCACCACGCCTGCGCCCGAGCAGATTGCTCGTGGCTTGGCGTATATCAAGCACCGATATGAAAAACCATCTATTGCTTGGGCACATTGGCGCAAGCATAAATGGTATTAGAGTTGCTAGGTCCTCAATGATAAAAGGGTAAGAGTGACGTAGTCGTGCCACCTAGCACACATAACTAACAAAGGAGAAGCAATGGCAAGACGCGGAAAAACCGTGAATGTCAAGGTACCTCGCAAGAAAATAATTGCAGCCCTTGAGAAAGCACTACAAAAACTAAATACTGATTATGCTAATCAAGCAAAACTACAGGCAACTTATGAAACAGAATACAAAAAGTGGTCTGCTTTAGTTTATAAAAAAGTACAATTAACTAAGCCTACTGATATAGTAGTTAGATATCATAATGTAGCAGTTAGTTTTGATGTACCTAAAAACTTACCTGAAGAACCAAAACAACCGACAACAATGCACGAATGGCAATATAAAGAAAACAAAGAAGAAATAGAGAACGCAATTCGTGTTCTTAATATGTGCGAAGATGAGTTTATCGCAACAGGTACATACGGCAGTATTACCAAGTATCTATAAGGAGACGTATGACAACAACACTAACAGTGCCAGCAAAGAACTTATCCAACTGGGTTAAGTCAGGCACAGCAGTAACAGCAACATCAGCCAGTGATGTAGCCAGACAAGCAGGTCTTGACTGGTCAGTATCACTACACCCAATGACAGCATCTTATATGATTCCAGGTGCAGGTCAGCCAGTATCAATACCAGTTCGCAACAAGCAAGCAGTCATCAAGACAACACCATTTGGTCAGGTAGATAACATCGGTGTAGTCGGCAACAGATATCAGGTCTTTCAAAACGGTGAGATATTCTCAGCCCTTGACAGTCTGATTGACTCAGGTGAAGCACGCTATGCAGCAGCAGGTGAGTATGACCACGGTGCAAAAGTATGGATGTTGCTTCAACTACCTAACGAAATACAGGTAGCAAATGACCCACACGCAGCCTTTATCCTGGCTAAGACCAGCCACGATGGCAGTAGTTCTGTGGTAATCAAGCCAATCATTGAGCGTTTGTTCTGCAGAAATCAAATTAATAGAATCTACCGCACCAAGAACAAGTTTACTTATACGCTCAAACATACATCCAGCAACAAGTTAGAGGTAGACCAGATTAGGCACATCCTACAACTGACCTACCAAAACATAGATGAATACACACGTATTGCTGGTCGCCTTATGGATAGTGAAGTAGGAAGGAACCAAGCATTGGAATACTTCAAGGCTGTCTTCCCACTACCCAGCAAGATAGAAGAATCTCCAGTGAATCTACTATCTGCAGGTGAGAAGTCGCAGCGTAGTCGTGCGATGTTGGCACGACATACGACTGCCAATATCTACTTCACCAGTGAGACACAGGAGAACATCAGAGGAACTGAGTTTGGCTTGTGGCAATCTATTGTGGAGTATGCAGACCACGGTAAGAAAGATAAGGGAACAGCAACAGGCGTTCGGGCTATGTCAGGTGGGTCCGATAACCTTAAGTTAAGAGCACTTGAATTACTCGGAGTATAAAGGAGATATACAATGGAGATATTAATTAATAATGAAGATGGTAGCACTACCAAATTCACAGAGGAAATGGCAGTCGTTGCCATTAAAGAGCGTGACCAACTACGCAAAGACTTAACATATACAACAGAGCAGGGTAGCCGCTACTCAGACCGTATTACTGCTATCAGAGGGGCAGTCCACGACTTCTTCCTAGAGCGGTATGAAACTGGTGAAGCAGAAATTACTTGCACAGTAGAAGACGTAAATGATTTACTAGGTACCATTGGTGCTAATAAACTCAAGCGTCTATTTACAGTTACTGGTCACGTCAACTTCGTAGTCACAGATGTAGAAGCAGATGATGAAGATGATGCTAATGACATCATTACTAACGAACTAGCGTTAGAGTTCGGTGGAGATGGCAACCTAGATGATTGGGATACCAACATAGAAGATACTAACGAGCAGTAACACGCCTTCAGATAGTGCCATTGTTATCCCTTCCGTCTGGTACTATCTGTCATAAGGGAGTGGGCTGGCTTTCAGTCTCCTTTTTGTCAGCCCACACCTCTAAAGAGGAGACTAGGATTAATGAAACTTGAGATAGAACGGGACCGCTATGGTCGCCCGATGGTACGCCCACCTAAAGGTGGTAAAGCAGAGGCATATACAAGGGCTACAACAATAGCCAACAGTCTTGATGACCCGTCAGCACTTACTGCTTGGAAGATGCGGATGGCAGCGATTGGATTATCAGTTCGCAGCGACTTGCTCCTTGCTATTAACGCAGCACAGGATGACAAGATGGCTATCAATAAATACATTGAGGATGCTATGGAGATAGCAGGTGCTAGCAAGGCAGCCACTATTGGCACAGCGTTACACACGTTCGCAGAGAAAATAGATTTGGGACAGGAAGTTAATGTTCCGAACGAGTGGGCAGGGGACTTAATTGCCTACGAGCAAGCAACAAAACAACTAAATAAAATCTTTATAGAACAGTTCTGTGTGTTAGACAAGTACAAGATTGCTGGCACACCAGACAGAGTTGTTGAATATAAAGGCGAAAGATTCATTGCAGATATAAAGACAGGTCGCATAGACCATCCCAATAACATCGCAATTCAGTTAGCAATCTATGCTAACGGGTTGCCTTACTTTGTGGATACGGCAACCCGTGGTAAATGGGGAGACGTAAACAAAGAGAAAGCAATCATCATTCATCTTCCTGCTGGCACAGGCTTGTGCAAACTAGTTTGGATTGACATAGCAGAAGGCTGGACAGGTGTACAATTTGCAATGAAGGTCAGACAGTGGCGAGACAAAAAGGGTCTAGTCACTCCATTCACAGAGCAAGGAGAAGATAGTGTCATCAACTGAGGCACCAATCAGTATCACAGTTAAATCACCAGCAGGCAGTCTTATTACTGTCCGCGCCGAAACAGGAAACCAACTTGATAACCTAGTAGTTGAGGCGTTGGACGCAATCAAGGGTGCAGTTGCAGAACTAGAAGCAGCAGCAAAAAACCAATCTAGCCCAGCACCAATGACACCAGCACAGGTGGCAGCAAGTCTGGGCGCTAGCATCGTAGACAATACTCCAGCACCAGTAACTGATAGTTGGGCATCTACCTCAACACCATCAGTAGGTGGAGGACGTAACTGTCCTCACGGCAGAATGACCGCTATTCAGGGCACAGGTAAAGACGGCAAGATGTACCGTGGTTACTTTTGTCCTGCACAGAAAGGTGCATTTGATAAGTGCAAGAATGTTTATGTTCGCATCGGCACAGCCGATTGGAATACATTTGTTCCTGACCAAGTGAAGTAATGCGTACATTAAAACGTAGCATTAATAAAGCAGAGGTGGGTGGCGAACCATTGCCACCCGCTTTTGCGGCATTTGAACGAGCAGGAATTATTCTGCGCCGTGCAGAAATTACTATGGTTGCAGGCACCCCAGGTGCAGGTAAATCATCAGTAGCACTGGCAATCGCAGCCAGAGCCAAGGTTCCTACCCTGTACTTCAGCGCAGATACCAACGCTCATACTATGGCTATGCGGTTAGTTGCTATGTCAGGTCGTATCACACAGCAAGCAGCAGAGCATATGCTCAAGACTAACTCAGATAGAGCAGAAGAAATATTGCTTATGAACAATCATTTGTTCTGGTCCTTTGAGTCAACACCAACACTAAAAGATTTAGATGATGAAGTCAGCGCGTTTGAAACTGTATGGGGCAGAAGCCCAACGCTTATTGTTGTAGATAATCTTATGGATATAGCAATGGATGGGCACGAAGAATTCCAAGGTATGCGTGCAGCAATGAAGGAGTTAAAGTATCTTGCAAGAGATACCAACTCAGCCGTGCTTGTTCTGCACCATACTAAGGAA